GCCGAGGCGGTTGCTGATTTCGCCAAGAGTGATGCGCGGTAAGCAATCATTGACGACTGCGAAAGTCTCGCCGGGAACCATTGCGAGGGCCGGCTCGGTATGGTCGGCAACTGCTACCGGCTTTGCTTCCTCGGCCAGCTTCTCAGCCTGGGCCATTGCTTCGGCCTTTCGCTCGGCATCTGCCTTGCGGATTTCCTCGGCTGCAACACGGTTGGCTTCTTCCCGCTCTGCTGCCATCCTGGCATCGGCTTCGCGCTGGGCCTTGGCCTGTTCCTCGGCGCGGATCTTTTCGCGCTCGGCTTCCAGTCTCTTAGCCTCGGCTGCTTTGTGCTGGGCGACACGCGACATGAGCAGGGCGGTGAAATCATCCTTTGCCTTGGTGACGACGGATGCCAGATCAGGGAACAGGAATTTCCAATCCTTTCCTTCGGCGGTCAGCGTCTTGATGTTGTAGTCGATAAGGTCGGCTACGGCGTTGGCTTCAATCTTGGCATTGGCCAGCGCCGTTGATACCTTGTCTTTCATGGAGTCGAGCGATTTCAACCCTTTGATGGCCTCGCCGAACGGTGCTGCGATGCGCGGCATGTAGGCAACGCCTAGCCGTTCATTCAGCGCCATGATGTGATTGACCAATTCCTGACTGGCCTTGGTGACGATCTCGGACTTGCGCTGATCCTTTTCTTCGCTGATCTTCTTGTCGAGCGACTTGCGAACATTCGCCGCCATGGTGGCGACTTCATCCAGAGCGCGATGCAGTTCGGCAATGCTGGTCGTCTGGTCAAGCGCGTTCTGCTTGGCCCGCTTGGCGTTGTCCTCGATGTCTTTCAGATCCTTGACGGTCTGGATGGCGTCGACAAAATCCTGATCAGTGACAAGTTCGGTCTTGATGCTGCTGATAACGGCGGTCGCCGCCGCCTTGAATTCAACAAGGTTGCTTTGCGTGACGCGGCCGGTTACTTCAATGAACAGGGTCGGCAGCTTCTCGATGGGCTTTGCGGTCAGGATGGGCTTTGCCTCGATGACTTCCGGCTGATAGGCGGCTACGTCGGTGTCGAATTGATCCCAAGCGGCAATTATCTTGGAGCGCAATTCCATGTCAGGTTCGTACCAGAAATGCTTTTCATCTTCGAGTGAATAGCGAACCAAAACGCCGTCATCATCGATGGCCCATGCGTATGTTTTGCCTTCCTCTGTCACGTCGCCTGGAGCCTTGCGCCACTTTGTTGCCATGAACAGGCTTCGCTTTGCCCCTGAAACCATCATCTGATGTTCCATTTGTTCGCGGTACATTGCAGGAAGTTCGGTAGCGCACTGGCAGGATCGGATCGCATCGTTCAGAGTTTTGTGTTCTCCGTTGATTTCTTGAAGCATATCCAGACCATCGAATGATGCCGACCAGACGCCGTCTACGCCAACTACTGGATACAGGTCTTCTCCGGCAATCGCTTCCATAAGAGGTCTTGCCATCGCCTCAAAGCGATGACCGTCATCAAATCGTTTTTGTGTAGCCACGTCGACGTCCGGATAAATTCCGGTTGCACGCTCTACCAGAAATTCAGAACGCGTCTTATATGTAGAACTTCCCATTACCGCAGGCGTATCCGATGCGTTACGGTGAGTTGAGCGATGAGATAACCACTCTTGGCTACCTTGCTTGAGATTCAGTTGGATCATTTCATTTTCCTTCCGTGATTTTCGTGAAAGTGATTCCCGATTTCTGCCGACTTTCTGGCGCAACAGGCTTGGAAAAAATCCCCATAGAAGCCGATGTATTCGCCAGCACACTGAACGGCAAATCCATTTGCCTTTGGGTAAACTCCGATTATTCCTAACCGGCAGTTCTTAGGTGTTTTTGCGTTACGTTGATTTTGAGAAAGAGAAACCAGACGAAGATTCTCAATTCGATTGTTTGATCCATTTCCGTCTATGTGATCGATGCACAGGCCGTTATTGATCTGTCCATTGAACATTTCCCAAATAATTCGATGGGCGTAATGCTTCTTTCCATCTACGGTCACAGCCACGTACCCTCGAATTGTTTTTGTTCCAGCACACCTTCCTGCTACGCATCCTCGACCTTGCTTTCCTGCCTTCCAAAGAAGTTCTCCATCTGCGTAAGAGAAAACGATGTGCCAGTTCGCCACAATCATTCTCCGTAGTTGACGGCCAAGTCTTCGATGGCCAGCTTTTGATTGTCGGTAAGGACGTATTTGGTCAGCGTCGTGCTGATGATCTGCGCCGGGGTGAGAACCTTCCCTTCGACGGCCTTGCGCCACTTGCTGAGTTCAGCCTTGAACTTCTCTTCGGGCATTTCCGGCAATGCGGCCGGCTCTGCCTGGGTCTTGGCCGTCTGGGTAGCTGCAGGCTTGGCGCCAGGATCAGCAGCGAAAGCGAGTTCGGGCGTGGTGTCGCCTTCCTTGATGGCGGTAATAAGGCCGCGCAGCGTGACCAGATGTTCGAGCGTGATGTCGTGTGCGCCTTCGACGCCCAGCTTGGCGAATACCTGTTCGTTGCTAATTCCCAGCGAGATAAACGCCTTCAGCGCATCGGCCCGGCGGTTGGCCAGGGTAGAGAAGTCGCCCATGACCACGGCGCGGGCCGCTTGGTACATATCGTCCCAAAAGGCTTTCGGTACGCCCTTGAGGATGGCGTTACGCAGGGCTATGGACGATGCCGCGTTGCCGGTGACGCCGATCATGTCGGCATTGAAGCGGTTTCCACGCTTGTCGGTGATGCGGCGCTGTACCTCGTAGGTGAGGCCGACGTTGCGTTCGCAGTCATAGAACATACCTTGGGCGGTGATGAAATCGCCCTGGTCGGATACCACGCGGGCGCCGGCCCGGCAGTTGCCCCATGCCGAGGCGACGACTTCAGCAAAGCGGGCGCTCGGGCCTTCGATGGTCTTGTCGCCACGCGGCAGGGCGTAGATGCAGGACTCAGCAACGGACTCGTTGAGCGTGACCATCTGCAATGCTTCGTTGCGGAAACGCTTGATGGAGCGCGGGAACTTGTGGGCAGTGGCTACCTGCATATCAATTTCGCTGCGATTCAAGAGGGCGACGGTGCCGCTCTCAACGCTCATGCCGGCAACTTCCCGGCCTTCTTCATATCGATCATTCATGCTGCTCTCCTTGGCGTTCCATCAATGATGAACGCACGGTTTTCGGGTTTTGCCAGGGCAATTGCCTTGGCCTCTTCGGCGTTATTGGCGGCGACGTAAGCCACCTTTTTACGGGCGCTCTGTGCGTCGTTGACGCACGCCTTGCGTTTCAAATAGACTTCCCAGTTCATGCCAGCGTCCAAGTGCGGCGCGTGCCGACCGGGAAGGTGGATTCGTACTCGCCGCGTAGGCGTGTCCGTTCGCGCCGGGCATTGCTGCGGGCAATTTCAATGCGGAACTGCAAGAGGGGGCTGGATACCATTTCGAGGCACGCCGTCTGCCCCTTAATGGTGATGTCCAGTTCATAGATGGCGAACCAAATGAAGGCCCGCTTGATGATGTTTTTCATATCGATCTCCGTTATCGACCGGGATGCGATACGCATCCCGTATGACAATACTAGATGATTGATAAACGGAAAGCAAGCAATATGAATCAAAAAAACACAGCCGTTTGTCGGCAGTAGATTGATTGTCGATAGGCAATCATTTGTTCGCTTTCAAGAGGCTTTCTTGTACTGATTTTCGTATTGATTCGGCCAGTGACTCAAGACTTCCATCCAGGTCGTCGGCTTGTTCAATATCGCCTCCGGTGCGCTTGTCCTATTGCATACAGCATGGGTGGTGGTGTAGAGTTTGATTAACGAAAGCTAATCTACGCTAATCATTCGTTGTATATTACGCTTTGATCATAGTTGATTGCCGTGTGGTAAGCAACGAATACAGTTTTCTCAATGGGCAACGGGATTGCAACCCGGCCTACTGCTACTGCGAGTTCCCGGTAGGCAGCCCACCCTTTTCAGGTCTAGACAGAACTCGCACGAAGGAACCGCAAATGAACAATTCCGTTCGAGAGTTTCAGATAAGACTGGCATACCGGTTGATGTGCGCGAGTTACGCGTTGTCGCGTTGGTCATCCGCATGGATGTCGCGCCTTGTCCTGTCACGCCCAAAGGATTTTGTTGAGCGCATGGAGCGCGACAAAGGGATTGGCAACAATGGCTAATCAATGGTTCCGAATGTACGCGGAGTTTGCCAGCGACCCAAAGGTTCAGATGCTGTCAGAAACAGACCAGCGCCGTTACATTATGGTTTTGTGCATTAGGTGTAACGGTGATGTAACGTTACAAGATGAAGAAGTAGCGTTTCAGCTACGTATCAGTAACGAAGAATGGTTGAAAACAAAATCGGTTCTGGTTGGAAAGGGTCTTGTTGATGGAGACAACAAACCAACAGCATGGGATAGGCGCCAATTCTCGTCAGACTCAAGCGCAGCAAGGGTTTCAAAGCATCGAGAAGCAAAGAAACAGGTATGTAACGTTACAGTAACTCCCCAGAACAGAACAGAACAGATACAGAATAAAGAAGAAAACACTATCGTCGCCAGCGCTTCGCCACTGGCTCAGTGCCCTCATCAAAAAATTCTTGCGCTGTACGCTGAAGAACTTCCTGAACTTCCTCAACCAAGAATCTGGGAAGGAACGCGGCAAGACCATCTCAAAGAACGCTGGCGTTGGGTTCTTTCTGACCTGAAGAAAAAAGGTAAGGCTCACGACGCCGAGGCTGGTCTTGAATTCTTCAGCCGAATGTTCGCCTACATTTCGAAAATTGATTTTCTGATGGGCCGGTCCGGCGATTGGTCGGCCAGCCTTCCATGGATTGTCGAGGCGGAGAACTTCGCCAAGATCATTGAGGGCAACTACGAAAACAAGGTGGCCGCGTGAGCGCAGAACTATTCAGCATTGAGTCCGAACAATCCGTCATCGGCGGGTTGCTGATCGACCCGAAGTCGTTTGATCGAATCGACTTCATCACGGAGGCTGATTTTTACCGGGAAGAGCATCGGCTGATCTATGGCGCTATCGCGCTGTTGCTGTCAGATCGTAAGCCGGTCGATGTCATTACGGTGGCTGAGTTTCTAAAGTCGTCTGGCGTCGATGAATCCCGTGTTGGGCTGGCCTACCTTGGCGAGTTGCAGATGAACACGCCGAGCGCGGCAAACATCCGACACTACGCCGAGGCGGTGCGCGAAAAGCGATTGCTGCGAAATCTTCTTGAGGTTTCTGGATCAATTTCTGAGCTTGCCGAGGCTGATTCAAAGATTCCGGCTGCCGAACGCATCGACCAGGCGGAACAGTTGGTCTATGCGTTGTCAGAATCAACTGACCTTGGCGAAGCCGAGGCGAGAACGATAACTTCGGTTCTTACCGAGGTGGTCGATGATATTCAGGCTCGCTTTGATGCGGGCGGAGAGATTGCCGGGATGTCGACTGGCTTGGTTGATCTTGATGCGAAAACATGCGGAATGATGCCGGGTGACTTGATCATCATCGCTGGAAGGCCATCGATGGGGAAGACGGCAATTGCGCTGAACATCGCCGAGAACGCTGCCGTTGAACTGAATAAATCGGTTCTTGTTTTCTCGATGGAGATGCCGGCAAAGTCGTTGGGAAACCGCCTTGTTTCGTCGATTGGGCGAATTCGCATGGACGCCATTCGCACTGGCAAGATGTCGGACGATGATTTCGGAAAACTAAGCTTTGCCTTGGGAAAGCTACACCAGTCCAAGCTGCACATTGATGATCGCGGCGGACTGTCTGTGCCACAGATGCGGTCACGCTGCCGTCGCGTGGCGCGAAAATTTGGACTTGACCTGATCGTTGTCGATTACATCCAGTTGGCAACAGCCAACCTGGGTAAGTCATCAAACCGTGAGCAGGAGGTTTCGGCAATTTCACGAGGACTTAAGGGACTTGCCAAGGAATTCAACTGCCCGGTGATTGCTTTGTCGCAGCTATCGCGCAAGGTCGAGGATAGGGCAGACAAGCGGCCAATGATGTCTGATCTGCGCGAATCCGGAGCTATCGAGCAGGACGCCGACGTGATCCTGATGATGTACCGAGACGAGTATTACTACAAGGATTCGAGCTACCAAGGCATTGCTGAAATAATCATCGCCAAGCAGCGAATGGGAGAAACCGGCGCGTTGTTCACGTCGTTTCAGGGTGAGTTCTCGCGGTTTGGTAATTTGTCTCCAGATGCCATACGGAATGCCAATGAAAGTCATAGGCCGGCAGCCCGAAAATCATCGCGTGGCATGCAGTGATTGCCTACCAGTGGGCAATCACACAACAAGGAATCCAACCATGAAAGAAGCCATCGATATCGTCACCAACTGCATCGACCGGCGCGAGCAGATCCGACAACTGTCGTTCATGCGCGAAACGCAGGGCGAAGCGTTCGCGCAACAGGTTGGTGCCAAGGTGAAGGCAGCCGGCGGGGTGAAGAAGAAATGAAGCCGACCGAAATCATTGGCAACTGCCATCTTTACCTTGGCGACTGCATGGGATACATGGAAACACTTCTAGACAACGCCTTTGATTTAGCGATTGTTGATCCGCCATATGGGCGCGGTGAGGACGGCGGAACGAACCGATGCAGTGGCGTGAAGCAGAAGAACGGCACGGTATTGCAGTGCATTGACGGCGGCTACGCAAAGAAGAATTGGGACCGCGAGCCGCCGCCGCTGGAATACTTCGAGGAACTGCGGCGCGTGGCGAAGCACCAGATTGTTTGGGGCGCGAACTACATGCCGGTGAAGCTGCAAGGCGGCGCGATTGTGTGGGACAAGGTAAACGACGGGTCAGACCAGAGCGGCGCAGAAATAGCGTATTGCAGCCTGAACGAGCGCGTGGACGTGGTGCGCTACATGTGGCGTGGAATGATGCAGGGCGATGCCGTTGGCAGCATGCGCCAGCAGGGGAACAAGGCGTTGAATGAGCGCCGGATTCACCCGACACAGAAGCCGGTGAAGCTGTACGAATGGCTGCTGCAGCAGTACGCACAGCCGGGAATGAAAATTCTTGACACGCATTTTGGCAGCGCATCTCTTGAAATTGCTTGTGCAAATCTTGGTTTCTCGGTGTCTGCTTGCGAAATAGACGAAGACTATTTTTCATCTGGTAAGGAGCGCATCGAAGCAGCCTACGCACAAGGTAGGCTGTTCGCATGAGCCGAGTAACCATCATCCGTACCGGAGAGCCATTCCCATCCGAAAGCATCCTAGCCAGCGTGCGAAATTTCCTTTTCGGCATCTTCGATGGCTGGCGCAACGACGACAAGAAGGGATGGCGCCGGATATGGAAGCGGCTGAGTGACTTGGAGCCCGGCGAGTTCGCGGTGATCGAGTTCGTCATCCCGCGGAATGCGAAGTTTCACCGCAAGTTCTTTTCGATGCTGAACTTCGCTTTCGATTCATGGGAGCCAAAGCGGACACGGAAAACCTACAAGGGGAAAGAAGTTGCCAAGAACTTCGAGCGATTCCGCAAGGACGTTTTGATCATGGCCGGGTTCTATGACCAGACGTTTGATCTTCGCGGAAACATGAAGCTGGAAGCGCACAGCATCAGCTTCGCAAGCATGGATGACGCGGAGTTCGAGCAGGTCTATTCCGCTGTCGCCACGGTGATTCTTGAGCATGTTCTGACTGGCTACTCAGGCCGTGAAGAGCTTGATCGTGTTGTCGATCAGATGATGGGGTATCTATGAAACGCGCTTGGGGTGAGTCGCTTTGTGGAATGGTCTTCGGTCGACTTTCTGTCGTCGCCGAGGCCGAGCGCAAGGACTGTATGAGCAACATCACTATCCGGCCGGTCGGACTGCCCGTGAATCAACAGGAGTTGTTCCAATGAGAAAGCCTGATTCATTCGAGCGCCTTCATATGGGTAGAGTGGCCGAGATTGGCTGCATCCTGTGTCAGCATCTTGGCTATGGCGCTACGCCGGCTAACGTCCATCACATCCGAGAGGGCGCCGGCATGGGCCAGCGTTCGCCGCATTATTTGACTGTTCCGCTCTGCCCAGAGCATCACCAGGGCGCCAGCGGTGTGCATACGCTCGGGCCGAGCCGGTTCTACACCCGCTACAAGCTGGACGAACTGGATCTGTTGTCGATGACGATCGATCGATTGATGAGGAACAAATGAACTACGTGACCAAAGAGCGCGACCGAATTATTGAACGACTGGCGTTCCTCGACGCGATCATTGAGAGCGCCAAGCCGAATCCAAAACCGGATGCGCCTTACGGTTGCCAGAAATACGACATCGACCGCCTATGCCGATTCGACCGCCGGGCGCTGGACAGAAAGTGTGACGGCTGCCAACGGACGACTGACCAAGTTGAGCTTGAGCGCATGGGGCTTTGGATCGTTGGAATCTCGCATCCGTTGCCTGTGTTTCACGTCGGGAGTGGCCATGCTCCGCTGGTCTGAAGAACAGTTGCGCGAGCATCACGCCAAGCGCCAGGACAGGGCAGAAGACTTGGCCGAAGCAAAAGCGCACCGGGCGGACAAGCCTCGGGCGAAGTATTGCAACAAGAAAACCGAGATTGACGGAAAGAAGTTCGATTCAAAGCTCGAAGCAGGTCGATTCGTATCGCTCAAGCGGCTTCAGGAGGCGAATGTAATCAGCGGCCTGCAATGCCAAGTACCGTTCAGCCTGGAAGTGAATGGCCTGCTGGTTTGCAAGTACGTGGCCGATTTTGTTTATTTGGACATTGACGGGCGCCGAGTTGTCGAGGATGCCAAGGGTGTTCGCACTAGAGATTACATTCTGAAGAAAAAGCTCATGAAAGCCGTGCACGGAATCGAGATTATCGAGTTCAGGAGAGAGCCCAGAAAATCTCGTACCAGAAAAGCCATTTCTGTGTAAAATTTTCCCTGCAAGACCGGAGCGCGGCTGGACTCCGAAGGCATCCTGGCCTTCCGCGCAAGGAAAGAAAAAGCCCGCTTCGTGCGGGCTTTGACTTGTTCAGGATTCGACATCGCAATCCTATTCATCTGGATTCTGATCGTGATCCAGTACGCGGGAATTGCAGCAGTTAGATTCGATGTCGATCTGGCGGTGCGTTCCCTTGAATCCCCAGAACTCATAGCTGCCAATGCCATTGTCGACTTCGATTCCTTCGCATTCCTGGCCGCAGCACTCGCACCATCCGGTAATGGTTTCGTGATAGTCGTCGGGATCTCCGCAAACGCCGTGGCGTTCGTAGCCTTCTTCTTCGCGGGTTCTCATACCTCAACTCCATTGTTCAATGCGATCAATCGCGTTTGTTCAAGGGCTTCGTCAAGCGAAGGATGCCGGCTGTATCGTTTGAATGGAG